TAACACAGACATCGTAAACTTCTTTAAGTCCGCCGGAGAAGTATACGGGGATCACGAGGTGTAATATGGATCTGTATATTCTAAACGAAATTAACAAACTTAAAAGTGGCGGGACCTCTTCAAAGTCGTCTTCTCCTGGACTTTATCCCCAAGAAAGCCCCCCAGAGAATAGTACTGCCCAGACGTTGGTGTCGTTTAGTGGCATTCAGGAGCGGTACTTCCACCAGTCATACGATTGGACAACAGACCACCCGAGCCAAGGAAGTAGTTTTACCCACTACGGCAGTAACTACATCAACCACGAAAGTCTCTGGCGAGTCCCGTTAGGGCAAGGTTTCTTCCGCTTTAATGCTGATGGTGTTGATAGAGGAAACAACACAAAGGGTGTCCGAACACATTACGCAAAAGGCCAGACCTGTGGTGCGATGCACATGCAGACTATGGAAGGGCGTGCTTCAGACAATTACGCTCCTATGTGTGTAAATATTTTATTTGCTCGGAATACTACAGGACAAAACCTGCAACGGACCGTCCAATTTTATTACAGTAACCGCTGGAATAATGGGTACGAGGGTGCGGCAATGCACGTCTATACCCCTAACTCTACGACATACGCGGGCGCTACTGGAAATAATAATAACTGGAATACTGTATGGAATACTTCCTCTGGAGGGGGTAACCACGGTGCCGACAGCGCGCAAGTAATTTTTCCTGCCAACAAAACCATCGCAATTATGGTTGTGAATACTCTATCTTACTGGAGCAACAGTTCATATTGGAGTTACTTCCGCAACGCCAACTACTTCTCAAACATAAATAGTTGGATGGACGGAAGCGGAGATATCGTCTGCGATTTGAAACTGTCCCAGACTTACCGCCAAGCGCGCATTCCAGAATTTAGCGATAATTACACAAACACAGAAACATTCCATCGTTTTTACAACAAATGCGGCCAAATTTTTGGCGAGCGACAATAGGAGATATTATACATGATGTATCAGGTAACAATAGGAGAGGACGGCAAGTCTATCTCCACGCGCTACATTGAAGCGGCCCCAGAGGCACTTGAAGATAATGAGTACGTTGTAGAGTTCGACGAAGCACCGGACTTTTTGCGCTTCGTATTGGAGGACGGCGAAGTACGTCCTATGACCACAGAAGAGGTAGCCGAAGAAATTGAGGCTATGCGGGTGGTTACCACGGAGCGCGACAATCGGGCAACCCGTGATCGCCTTTTGGCAGAGACTGATTGGATGGTGATTAAAGCCACAGAAGCGGGCGAAGCAGTCCCAGCCAACGTTGTGACCTACCGCCAAGCCCTTCGTGACATGCCTGAACATACTGAGTGGCCGCTTGTAGACGAAAACGATTGGCCTACAGCGCCATAATACCTCTCTGGGGGGTAATAGGAAACTTGATAACACCACTTGTTATGGGATATAATTGATCGTATAACAAAGGAACGTCGAATGCCAGTTACCCCCCAAGAAGTACTAGACGGCATCTACCTTTTCTCGCACACTGAATTCTCAAACAAAGTATCAGTAGCCGAGTTTTGTGCCGACTACATTAACCCGCTGACGACAGGACATGCCGTTCTGTACTATTCGGAAAAGGCCAACGGCCTTAAAACCCCCGCAGGATTAACGACGTGGTGTTGGTTCACCAACGAAGAGGCAGAAGCCTTTAAGCGTGGGGAATTTAATCCTTCACTCGAAGACTACGCTAGAGAGAGTGGGGACCAGTTGTGGGGCATTTGGATGCTCGCACCGTTTGGTCACCTACGGCCTGTCTGGAAACAGATGAGCGACCACTGCCAAAAATTATACGGGCCGCAAAAGGTCCATTGGCTTCGGGTAAATAAAGACACCACAGATAAAATCCATAAAGGCAGGATGTAATGAGCAAAAAATCAACTACCGTCCAGACGGGCTTGGGCGATGAGCAGTATGGTAACATTACTAGCAACCAAGCCAATATTGCTAGTAGCATTGACACCGGTTTTAATAATGCGGCCCAGGTGGGTGAGACCCTAAAGACGGGTCAGGCTACTATAACCGGAAACCAACAGACGTTGGCAGAAAACCAAGGCACCATCATCGGCAACCAAGCGGCCCTTACTACAGGCCAACAAAACATTAGTAATCAGATTGCTGCGATCCCGCAGACTTCTGTTACCACACAAGTTGTAGATACGTCCGGTATTGAGAACCGCATTGGTACGCTAGAAGGGACTACACAGTCTGGCTTCGATACTATGGGCGGTCGCTTTGATACGGTTGACGCTTCTCTTGCAGGGATTTCTCAGGATACTGCGGGTCTCGGCACCAAGGTCGATGACCTAGGGACTACTGTGGACACAGGCTTTGAAGACGTGAATGCCGGCATTGCGGGTCTGGACGCCTCTATGGGCGCTGCCCAAGAAGACCGCGACGTGCTTAAAGAGTCCGTTCTGTCTGGCCAAACCACTATGACAGACCTAATCAATCAGTACGGTCAGGCTGGCGCACTGTACTATGAGCAACTTGCTCAAGGCCAAGCGCAGATGATCGAACAGCAGGCGGGAATCCAGACGGGACTGACTGAGTTCCGTGATGACTTTGGTGACTATTCAGGTCAGATGGCTAGCGCTGTAGGCGACCTAGGCGACCAAGTTGTTGGTGGGTTTGATGCGGTTCGTTCGGGCCAAAACAACCTATCTTCTGCCGTTTCTGGTGTTAAAGACACAGTACAAAACACAGCACAAGCCGCCACAAGTGTTGTAGGCGCACAGCAACAACAATCCGCACCGGTAGAAATTGACTACGCACGGATCGCTAAAGAAGTTGCAGTAGGTACAAACACACAGTCTACAGAAGCATATAGCAACGGTGCTATGTTCGCTGAGAAACTGGACTCAATCCGCAACATGATCTCCACGCAAGGCGGTCAAATGGATGCCCGTATGCGTGACCAGTACACAAAACTGGCTTCATCGTTTGATGACCAAGGACGCCTTTTGACTTCGCAAATCGATAGTAACGGGAACCAAGTTGCTCGCGCCATTGACCAACAGGGCAACCTCTTGATGGCTGCGTTTGATCAGTCGGGTCAGCGCATCATGCAAGACAGCCTGAACATCAACCGTATGATGGCTATGTTTGACCAGACCATGCGCTATCGGGCTGGTTCGAACTACAACATGGGTCGCCTGTCTCCAGCGCGCCGAGGCCGAAACGGCATGATGTCACCCTACACAATGACATTTGACCAATAATCTTTCGGGGGGGTCACTCGGAAGGAATTATAATGCACCCTAAGTCTACATCACAGACAGGTATTAACTTAATCAAGTCATTCGAAGGACTTCATAAGGTTGGCGAAGACGGTATGGTACACTCATATCGTTGTGTCGCCGGACGATGGACAATCGGATATGGCAGCACCAAGGGCGTCCGCTCTGGGCAACGTATTACTGTAGAAGAGGCAGAACAAAAACTTCGTGAAGACCTACAATGGTGCGAAGCGGTAGTTAAGCGCAACGTCGAAGTGCCTCTTACTCAGAACCAATATGACGGTTTGGTGTCACTAATTTTCAACATAGGTGGCCCTAACTTTCAGTCTAGCACCTTGTTAAAACGCCTGAATCGTGGTTTGTATCAAGAAGTACCTGAACAGATCATGCGGTGGAACAAAGCCCGTGTATCCGGTGCACTACAAGTAGTTAGGGGGCTTACCCGCCGACGCACAGCGGAAGCCGCCCTGTTTAGCATGGATGCTGACTTGCCGTCTAACGGCGGTGACCTACCCCCACAAAAAGTAGAGCAAGCCGCACCAAAGCCTCTTAAAAAGAGTAAGACTATGGCGGGCGTGGGTGTGGCCGGTGCTGCAACGGTTGCTAACGAGATTTCAGGACAATTGCAGGGACTAGTACCTTACAGCGAGAACCTGAAGATCATCTTCTTGGTAGTTGCTCTGGCTGGTATTGGACTAGCCGGATATGCGCGATTTAAGGACCACTCAGAAGGCGAACGGTAATGTTTGGTTTTCTAACCGGCAAACTTAAAACGTATATTATAGGCGCTTTAGCCGTACTAATCCCAATAATTTATATTCTAGGGCGGCGTGACCAGAAGCAAATTCAACGGTCAGAGGCCCTAGAAGACGCCCTAGAGGTGGAAGCGGATCGCGCGGATTTCTATAGGGCTATGGAGCAACACACACATGATGCAGAGGGCAGCACACCTTCTAGCCGTGACGACATTGTTAAGCGGCTGCGCGGGACCGGTTTATAAAACTGAATTAGAAATTTATTGTCCCCCAATAAAGAAATATTCTTCAAAATTTAACGAACAATTGGCCCAAGAAGTGCTGTCGTTGCCGGAAGAGGGTGCTGCGATAGAGCGTGTAGTATCCGACTACATAGAACTTCGGGATACAATACGGGCCTGCAATCAAGAACGGGATAAACGAGATGGCTAAAGGCATTACTCAGGTAACAAGCAACTCTGGTAGCACTAATGCCACTAGCCCCGTGACTACCAAGATTAACACGTCTTCGGTAACCGCGAATGAGGGAACTCAGCAGTATCAGGACATGGTGAACGACGCCATTCCAGCCGAGTCTGGGGGGAATAGCGTTGTAGGTAATGCTCTTGCCGTTGCAGGCGGCGCGGGAAAACTGGACCAGAACAACAACCTTGGACTAGAAAGCGCACAAGGTATTGCGGACGACCCTGCGTCGTTTTTAACGCCTGAGTTAAGCCTTTCGGGCAATACTCCAAGCATAGACCCACAGAGCGGTCTTATGGACCCTACTGCCGAGCAGTATCAGATGCAGACAGATGGCCTAAATGTAGGTGTATCCGAGGCCGCAACTGAGACTATGACGGACATCCCTGAAAACCAAGGCGCGCAAACCTATGAGGCGGCTACGTCTATAGAGGGCGTTGAAGCGGCACAGGGATCGGCGGCTACAGGAGAGGTGTCAGAGCAGGCTATAATTGAGGCCGAGCAGTTCGACATGGAAGGCAGCGCTACGGGTATTAACTCGGACGGTACTCGAAACTACACCGGAGAAGCGCTGTCGCAGTTTGCCAACCAAAACATCTCTTCAATGATCGACACATCTACCGTTGCTGGTAAGTTGTTGGCGCAAGAACTGGGTGAAGGTAACTACACTGACACCAAAGCCACTGTCCTCGGTCAACTAGACATTATTTCCAGCCAGTTTGAAGGTCCTAACGGAGAGCCTAAAATCCCTTCATGGGCGCAAGGTACAGCCCGAAACGTAGCAAGAATTGCTGCCTTCAAGGGTATGACAGGTACTGCGGCCACGGCGGCAATGTCTACGGCCATCATGGAAGCAACCCTGCCCATCGCGCAGCAAGAGGCGCAGTTCTTTCAGACTATTACTGCAAAGAATTTAGACAACCGCCAGCAGACTACCATCAATCGCGCTAACGTGTTGGCTAAGATGGATCAGATGAATCTTGATGCTCGGATGCAGACGGCTATCCAAAACTCCCAGAACTTTATGGAGATGGACTTAACCAATCTGAAAAATGAACAGCAGATGGCCGTGGTGAACACGCAAGCACGGGTCCAATCTATCCTAGAAGACACTAAGTCTGAGAACGTAGCCCGCGCGTTTGGCGCAGAGGCCGCAAACGAGTTCACTAAATTCTACGACGAATTAGGTGCGTCTATTTCTAAGTTTAATGTCGAGCAAATGAACAACATGGCCAAGTTCAACACTGGCGAAATTAACGATAACTCTGAATTTAACGCTACACTCGAAAACAACCGTGAACAGTATTACCGTAGCATGCAGTATAATATCGATTTGGCAAACACTAAGTGGCGGCAAGATGTTACAATGAAAGAGACAGAGATGGCTTTCGAGGCCGCTGCGCTTGACGTAAAAAACCTGTTTGATATTACTACGGAGTCAATGAACCGCCTCTGGGATCGCGCAGATTCCATCTTAGACTACGCATGGAAGTCTGGCGAAAGCGAACTTGACCGCGAGGCCAAAATCGCAATTGCGCAACTAACGGGCGGCAAATCAGGTGGTGGCCTAGCGAGTGCTGCGGGTACAATTCTAGGTGCTTTTGCCGGTTCATCAGCAGGGTCCACGGCAATCGTCACCGGTGCTAAGGCAATTTTTGCATTCTGAGGGGTCAGAATGAGGACCCACTGTGGATTTCGAAAAATTATTGAAGCGACACAAACGTGTTTTGTTTCTTTTTTCAGGCGGTAAAGACTCCGTTGCGGTTTACCACTTAATTAAACCCTACCTTGACCGCATCATTGTGGGGTTTGTGGACACTGGTGATAGCGCACCGGAAATACTGTCTTACATAAAAAAGATTGAAGAACAGACCCCTAATTTTGTCCGGTACACTTCCGACGTTAAGTCGTGGATAAAAGAAAACGGACACCCTTCAGATGTTGTTCCAGTGGAATATACCTCCGAGGGGCACCTGTATGGTTCTCCTAAAAACCTGAAGATAACTAGTTATTTTTCGTGTTGTAATGCGAACATTTGGGAACCTCTGGCTAAACTGGCCCACCACGTCAAGGCAGACGCCATCATTACAGGTCAGCGCAACGATGACGAGCATAAAAGTCCGGTCCAAAACGGTACGTTCGACGGGTCATTTCACCACTACTACCCGATAGTAGATTGGAATGAGGACCAAGTTCGAGCCTACATCAAAGAGCAGGGGGAAACAGACGCCCGCTTTGATCTGGACCACACATCAATCGACTGCCTGACCTGTACTGCCTACTGCGCCTCACAGCCCGAACGTATGGAGTATGTGAGTAAGAAGTACCCCGATAGATATGCCGAGATGGTCACCAACTTAACCGCCATCCAAGACGCAGTGATATCTGAAATGGTCGGCATGTACGCCCTCACTAAGGGCTATTCTAA